TTCGGTTTCTTCTACATTTGGTGTGTTATCAAACTGTCGATGGTCGGTGATCGTTAGTTCTTCAAAGGTAAAGTGTTCACTTAGATTCATCTTTTGACCTCTTCATATCCATAATCTTCTCCAGCGTCCTACCGCCAAAATAGAAGGACATAATTAACATACCCCACTGCCCAAGTAGTTCTACATAGGGTTGATGCACATTCATTTCAAACGCACTCATAATCGCAAATGATGTATATACAACCAAAATAAATACTAGCGTACCTGGACGAATGTTCTTAGACAACCAGCTATCACTAGCCATGTCAGCTTGCTGGCGTTTTGTCAGTTCTTGAGCCTCAATGTTGTCGGCATTAAGTTCAGCTAACCTGCCTTCTTGTTGCATCTGTAAGAGTTCTTTTTGAGCCTTTGCCTTGGCTTCAGGATCGGGAATAAACTTGTCTAGGACTTTCATCCCAACATCGACTAATGCCATTAACGGAATCATTTTTTACTCCTTGATAACATAGTTGCAGCAATAAAAAGCATTGCCTTTGTTTGTTCTATATCGGATGGGGGGTTATCCCAACCAACGGTAATCTGCCCCATAAACCTACTGGGGTCTGGCGGTACACTAATTCTACAACCAAAGGTCATCCCTTTTTCAATATACCAAAGCCCAATTTCTGACTGTGCCGCCTTGTATCCACCGCAAGGAATATCACCAGCCATTAAAGCTACTACATCTTGGTTATTTGATTGATTAGAGGTAAACAACCCTACATCCAAACCATCATTTGTTTTATCCCGACCCATCTTTGTATAGGCTCGATACTGTATACGAGTGCCAAACAAAGGGTTAACTTTAAATATTGTTACTACAGTTGCATCAGTCGTTTTAAACAAATGAGCCGCTACATCGTCTACCCTATCTTCGGCAATACTGGGTAACTTCTGACTCTCTTTATAAGTGCCAACAATTAACTCTTTATTCTCGTAAAACGCCCAAGCACCAAAAACTAAAATTGCCATCAAAATAACTGCAAAAAGTTTAAATGGAGAGTCTACATACGCCAATACTTTAGATAAAACATCGTCTGAATTGTTTAATGGCATATTTATTTCCATCTACCCCAAGTGCATTCGTAAGCAATCCAAGTTGCAAATATGTAACACAACGCCATAACGCTTTTCATTACCCGTCTATCGCTTTGCTCCAAATACTTATCACGCTTGTCTTCCCACTGCTTTCTAGCTTTAATACCCTGTATTTCTTCCCACGCTTTTTCGCCATACTTCTTAACTATTTCGTGTTTAATCTTTTCTTCAGACTGCTTGGCTAACATCAACCTTTGAAACTCATCTACCGCCTCAATGATGGTAGTAGTATCAGCGTTAACAACCCTTGAATTCTTCCTTGATGCTGCTCTTTCTTTTGCTGCCTTATCCGCTACCGCCAGTACGCCATCAATTGCTTTGCTAAGTTCTTCAGACGCCTTTACCGACTCATTAAGAGTCTTTGTGACCTGTTTCGTGCCATCTATAATTCCAAACGGATCGGGCATGATTCAATTTAGAACACCTTTCCGCCAGCGGCAGGAACTGAAGTAGCATGAATAGAGATATGCTGTTTTAGGTTTAAAGGAGCTTTACAGTCTGAGCAGGTATCTGCCTTTAGCTCGGCTTCATCTAAGTCGTAACCACAGGCGGCACAAACCACTTCTATTTCGTGGTGCGGCTCAATTAAACCGCCTTCTAGTGTTCTAGCTGTTACTGTCTGTTTCATGTTAGCCCCATTTCTTTACGGATCTTGGTTGCTGAAATATTGTGCGTTGCATCATCAAAAGTCTCTTGCTCAATTTTGTAGCCAACGTCACGCCCGTAGGTAATGTTGGTAATGTTAGGCACTACTTGAATCTCGTACTGCCCTTGAAACAGCGGGTCTAAATCACGTTTGATGTTGGACTTTACTTGCTCAATGGCAAACGGGTTAGAACCCTGCCAGCCTTGACAATCACGGATTTGGATAACTACCTGACCTGTCTTGGCGATAGCACGTTCAAACAAAGCTCTGTGACCTGAATGCCAAGGTTGCCATCTACCAAGCATCTGTACGGTTTCAGATTGCCAGTTAAAGGTAGGTCTGCGTCTGTTCTCAATGATGTGGTTACCGATGAACTCAGCCCACTTCTCGCAGTTCTGCTCCGTAACACGGAAGTCGTAGACTGTTGGCGGAATAAAGGCTTTGTTGGTATCTTCGTACCGACCAGCATCAATCGTGTCCACCCAAATAGTCCAGTCGGCTTTGAAGTTATTACGCATCTCAACCAACGGTGCTACAAAGTCGCAGATCACATAATCACCGCCAGCTTCTAACGCAAACTGAGCCATACGCAAAGATTGACGAATACGACCTTCGTTGGAGAAATCCCAGTCGTTGTACTTCTTACGCACTTCGTCAGCATTAAACCAATTTACTTGTGCGTTAAAGCCAGTAAAGGCTTCGCCATAGTCTTTGCGGGTTCCGTTTGTTTCTAAATACTTCTTTAGAGCTTCGGCTAAGTAAGTCTTACCTGAACCTGGCAAACCCATGATTAGTATCTTTTTCAATTATATCTCCAAGTTATCGTTTCTAATGGTAGAACGCCCTTCTAATGGTCTGCCAAGAATGGTTGTATTTGTTTTGTCATTATCCCAGTCATTGTAAGCAAAGATACCCATCTGATGAATTGGGAATATATCTGCTCGCAACATAATGTCAAGCGGTGCGTTAATACCATACTTCAATACATGAGCAAGCATATTTTTTGCTACCGCTGGATCAATAGCATAACTGTGCGCTCGACAAATAAAATGATAGTTTGAACCTTCTGAAGCGTGTGGCGGTGTAGGTAATACCTTCCATCCTTGATTAACTTGTTCGTAACTACCCAAATAACAAATTGAATTAAATACTGAGTGTTGCGTGTAAGGCTTCACCATAATGGCATCATGCTCTAAAATAACAATTGGTTCATCGTCAAGCACACACTTCTGCCATAGGCTAATATGAGATAAGGCACAGGCTACTTCACCACGAGTTAAATAATGGTCAGTTATTTTTACCATTGCTGGAATACCATTATGTTGAGTAGGTGGTTTTATTGGATTTTTTATACCGTTATAAGCATCCCAGTATTCCCATGGCATACCCGCTAAATCACAACTGTCCGAACACCGTTTTGCTTTTTCCTCTGATTCAACATGATGTTCAATGCGAATAATATAGGCTTTAGAAACAGTTAGGTTGTAACTGTAATTAAGAGAAATCATTAATCTTCTACACCAAACATAAAACCAAAAGGGGATGAGGCTATTTTAGACCAATTACCAGAACCAACTTGAGTAGGAGAAGAACGAGGACTTACATCGCCTAAACCTAATTGACCATTACTATTACGACCCCATGTCCATAAAGTTTTGTTTGTTTTAATGCCGCCCATTTGATAACTAGCTGATACCTGAGACCACTCAGCACTTCCAAGTTGGGTAGGACTAGATCTGTTTGTGCCACTACCTGCACTTCCTAAACCTAAAGAACCAGCAGTACCATTATAACCCCATACCCACAAAGTGTTATCTGTTTTAAGAGCAGCACGAAGACCAGTACCATTTGCTGAAACAAATGACCAATCAAGTAGTGCGCCTATTTGAACAGGACTAGAAAAACCTATATAACTATTAGTGCCTAACTGACCTTGACCTTGAAAACCCCATGCAAAAAGCGCTCCATTTGTTCTTATTGCGTGTTCTCCATTATCACCAAGAGCTACGGAAGACCAAGAACCAGCAATCTGTACTGGAGACTTGATAGGAGCAGTAGCAGTTCCTTGACCAAGCTGTCCATTACCGTTATTGCCCCAGATCCATAAAGAATTATCAGTTTTTATAGCAGCGCCCGCACGAGTACCGCCAGATACCTTTGCCCAAGTTAGTAATCCTCCAACTTGAGTAGGAGATGAGCGAGCGACCTCATCTCCTTGACCTAATTGACCTGTAGCATTTGGTCCCCATGTCCATAAAGATCCATCTGTTTTTACAGCTACACAAGCACCATTGTACATAGTAGCACTTACGCTAGACCAATCCATTAACGCTCCAACTTGAGTGGGGCTAGATCTTCGAACTCTATCATTTTGACCAAGCTGTCCCGCACCGTTATATCCCCATGTCCACAGAGTTCCATCTGCTTTAATAGCAGCAACACCATTACCAGCACAGCTTATAACAGTCCATTCCTCATTATCTACTTGAACAGGAGAAGATCTATAAGTTCTGTTATTTGTACCTAATTGACCTTGATAATTATCACCCCAACTATACATAAATGGAATTTGTGCTGCGCCAATAGAAGCTAATAAACCTTGAAGAATACCAGTCATTTTTATTCTCCCAATGCGTTAATATCTTCGTGCGTTACAGCAGAATTTATAGCATCTATGCGAGCTTCAAACAAAACACGAGCTGCGTCAACTGTGGCAGCGTTATATTGTGTTTCAGGATAGTTGTCTGTTTCTTTTGCAATTTCTGCATTAACTACAGATTTAAATACTTGTTTAACCATATTTCGCAACATATCTTTACGTTCATCTATTGTAATTTCACGTTTCCCCCAAACAATCTGTGCTGGGGTTACATCAAGATTAAAATGATGCGTAGTTATTATTTCACGATTTGGGATTGTTTCTGGCATTAACTCAACCGCTTCACGCCAGCCAGGTTCATTGGCTATTTTTTCATCCGATGGCTTGTAATCCACAACGTTTAATATTTGACCGTCTTTTACCCGAATCCAAAAGCCCATTTTCGTAAGCATTGCGTAACTCCTTTTTCAAATTACTAAAGACTGATACCCAGTCGTTATGATTTTTTTGACGAAACAGCTTAACACTGTCATACCACTCAGTACCATTTCCAGGTTTAGCCCACAAATAGTATGGCAAAATTGGAACTACAATCCATGTAGGTATTCCCATTGCACCAGCTAAATGCGCTACTGATGTACATGAAGAAATTACAAGATCACAAGATGCAATAGATTTTTCCGTTGCATTCCAACTGGAAAGATCTGATTCTTTTACCCAAACTGGGCAATGTTCAGAACCCGCATCACGTTGAAGACTTATGTATTCAACATCTAACCCATCAACTGCATTAAACATAAATTGAGGTGGGAATAAACGGTGTTGTTCGTGTTCAAACTGTGGATTTCCTTGCCAACGCAGACCAATCCTAATCTTGTTACTTTTTTCTACATCAGGACGAGGTACGTAAGATGAGCCATCAATATCTTTATATTGCCACTGTAGCGGTATAGATGCTGTCATAGATGGAACCCAAAAATCATGCACAACACCAGACATAGCTTCATGTTGGATTACCATATCCACGCCTTCAGCTTTTCTAATCATTGTTGCTAGTGATCCTGAGCAAGCCACAATCACCTGATTACCAAGCCGTTTTAACTCACGGGCAAAACGCAGTCCATGTATTTGATCACCAAGACCAGCTTCAAGATTTAAAAGAGCAGTGCCAGTTTGTATTCCATCCCAGATTGGTGTTGGTACTTTTGGTACTTCATTGCCAAATACTTTTTCAACTCGCCCACGATTAATTAACGTCATACCGTCAAGCAAATTGCCATTACGCAATTCATACCAACCTTGATTAAAAGCAACACGATTATTTTTTGGTTCTTTAGTTACTAATTCTTGTAGAATTTTTTTGCTACCTTCAAAATCACCTATTAGGCTTAGTGCTAGTTGTTTACTTAGAGGATGAATTTCTTTATTTTGTAACGATTCATCTCTCCAAAAACATGGCTGTAAAAAATTTTGATACATATGTTCTAAAACATCTTTGCTATTTTGATTGTGTTGTTTTTTTAATTCTGGCTTGATGTCATGCAATCCTGGCAGCCGCCATACTTCTTCATCTCGTTCTTTTGGTGCAGTTTTATCTAAATGATTAAAATCGTACTCAAAAGACGGTAACTCAAGAAATTCTTCAATGTTACGCAATTGTTTTTGTGGATCTTTTATTAAGTCTTCATATTCAATAAACAAAAAACAAGACTTGTCATAGTTATAGCCTGATTGCAATATTTGATAAGACTGTTTTAAATGATGGATAAATTCACTGTTGTATAAAAAATCTTCTAGATCGGTTGGTTTTGCAATCCTTACAAACGATGCTGCACAATCTTCTACATTTCTAACGGTAGCAATAATTTTAGGTTTGTAAGGTAACAATTCTTTTAATACTCCAATCGTAGTAAATTCTGCCCAATTACGAGCTTTGTCAATTACAACAGGTTTATCAATGTGCTTATAACGAGCATCCATTATCCCGCACAATACTGCTTTAACTTGTTCAATTTCGGTAGATGCTTGCTCCGCAGTACTATTTTTCCATGCGTTAAATGTGTTAAACATCAACTCGCCAAGACCACTAGTGGCACTAGCGTGTAATGCTGGATGTTGATTTAATAAAGCAGCAAGAACAGTACTACCTGATCTTGGAAGTCCCGCAAGAAAATAAAACTTTTTCAAGTTAAACCTGCTCCTGAAATAATCCACTCAGTACTTGTTAATTTAACACACGTTGCTATGCCATTTGCAGCAAGGGTTCTGCTGCCTGTTGTGCCGTCAACAGCTAAACGCATGGTATCGGTATTAATTGCGATCGTTACCACACCAGCAGCATTTTGATTTATAAATGTAATAGCTGTGCCAACTGGATAAGCAACTGAGGAGTTAGCTGGAATGGTAAAAGTTCGTGCTGTGGTATCAGCAGATGGGTGAAAAATTTGTTTACCAGAATCTGTAAGAACTAAAGTATAAGCAGTAGATTGTGAATTTTGTGGAATATTGCGAAACCCAACTGCATCTGTGCCGTCTACAGTACAACTACTCAAAGTACCACTGGACGGTGTGCCAAGAACAGGAGTTACTAAAGTAGGTGAATTACTTAGCACTACATTTGTAGAGCCTGTAGAAGAAGTCACGCCTGTACCACCAGAAGCGACTGGTAGGGCTGAACCCAAAGTCAAAGAACTGAGGTGCGTAATTGCATCTACTACGTTTGTGCCGTTATTAAATACAAACATTGACTTACCAGCAGCGACTGCAATTCCTGTACCTGATGTGTTCTTTACCGTAACGGCATCTGCTAGTCCGTTGTTAATAAGATACAGCTTCTCAATTTGGCAGCCTGAACCAAGGATTAAGTTCCTTGCCCCGCCAGAAGTACCTGTAAGGTTTAGTCGTAGGTTACGAGCCGTTTGAGCCGCATTGCTATCCGTAAGGGTAACTGTAACGTCCGCACTAGAAAAGGCGACATCCGCAGATCCTGTGATTGCCTCGCTAATTGCAACAGAGAAGTTGTTGTTGGTCGTGGTTCCCCATGTACCTGTCTGGTCACCTGTACCAATCAGCTCTATTTTAAGATCACTATATGACGATGCCATAATTTTTCCTTACCTAAATAATATCCGTTTTATGCTGCTATTTCAATCCAGTTCGGGGTTTGGCTAGTATCAATTTCTAACCAGAAAGATACCGTTCCAACCTGCCCTACTGACTGTACACCTGTAACACTTACATTTGCTGCTGCATTTACTGTTACTTGACCAGTTAAGCCAGTTGCCTGAAGCCCTGTTACTGGAACATTAATTACTAAGTCTACTGTTACGCTTCCTTGACCAACTGTGCCAACCACTCCTGTAACACTAACATCTGCATTACCTATTACACCAACACTGCCAATTTGTCCTGTGCCTGAAACGCCTACTAATTCAACTGTATTAATAGTTACGCCACCAACTGATCCTGTTCCTCCAACACCCGTAACAGAAACTTGAATACCTTCTTGAACTGCTGCTTGACCTATTTGTCCCGTGCCACTAACACCTGTTAAATCTATTACACCTGTGCCTGTAACTTCAACTCCGCCAATACTTCCTGTTGCTAGTAGTCCTGTTACTGGGACGTTTGCCGCTGCATTTACAGTTACACCGTTAATTGCTGCTGTACCTGATACTCCTGTAACACTTACATCTACGTTTGTAATAATGGCTACTGAACCTATTGCTCCAGTTCCAGCTACTCCCGCACTACCTATACCCCAGCCAGTATCGCCCCAACCTAAATAACCCCAACCATCAAGGTAAATTTCTACGTTGTCTTGCTTTAACGCTTGACCTATTGCTCCCGTACCGCTAACACCTGTAAGGCTTAGAACCGAATCTCCTATAACTGTTACACCATTTACACTAGCTGTACCAGATACACCTGTAAGGCTTACACTAGCATTTTCAGCTACTACTGCTGTTCCTACAGCTCCAGTTCCTACAACCGAAGTACTTCCAAATCCCCAAGGCGGGTCACCCCATCCATCGAGACCAAAGCCTTCTAGAGAAACGGATACATCAGCCACACCGCATTAACCTTAAGCGATGCGAATAATTGCACCAGTCGCAGTAGCCGCTGGGAACACAATCGTAAACGTACCTGCTGTAGAAGACTTAGAACCACCAAAGTCTAAAATAGCTACGGCTGGATTACCTGTTGCAGTATCGTTATATATCATGGCGCCAAATGCTGTAATGGTCGCAGTGGTAAACGATAGGTCCGCAAAGTCGGTAAGCGCTGTAGTTCCAGAAGAAGTTGGAGTAACTTTACTTAGAGTTCCGCCACCCGCAGTATATGAACCAGAAGCCGCTACTTCGTTAGTTGTTGTATAAGCTGTGGTAGCCGCAGTAAACGAAGCTGAGTTGTTATACAAAGCTAGTTTAAACGTGTTACCTGAGACAGCCGTAAAGTTATGCACAGCCTGTAAGATTTGAACCTTAAAAGATGTTGGCATGAAGTTACCTGTAAAAGCCATTTTAAATTCTCCTTAATAAATTAGCAGCCTCAACTTCACCGCCTTGTACACAAACTTGAATGCAACTAGCCCTTTCGGACTGTGCTGCACGACTCAAATATTCAGAGATTGTACGCTCTAATGCTTCTCTGAAATACTTTGCTTGCTCTCGAATTTCGGGTGGGGCAGTTTCTGATACCCCAATGATCCTATTTACGCAGAGTTCTGTCAATTCTTCAAGCGGTAAACCGCCATAATTACTTGTTTTTACGAGAGGGCTGATAATATCGCCAGTTTTAATTTCAAACATTTATGTCCTCTTTGCTTCTGGTGGGTTGTACTCCACCTCGTCTTTTACCGTATCTTTAACTTCTGAGTACTTTTTAGCCACAAATCGCTCGTTTTCTAGCCCTACGACCAACGGATCCTTAAGACGATGATAGCCGTACAGCTTACTAATAGTCGGCTCGCTGGTGTCTAACAGGCATGATCCTTGAGCTATACCAACCTTAATACCCCGTTCCATTGCCTTTGCCAGTAAAAACTCGCAACACGCCCTACCTGCCTCAGCAAAGTGGACTACGTTTTTGTAAGAAAAATCAATCCCATACAGGTGGATTTGCCCTACTTTGGCAGCAATTGCATAACCAATAGCAAAGGCTACGGTGTTGTTAAAGTATCCCGTCCCGCAAGCATTCATTACTTCATCTAGGGGAAACTCTACTAATCCAGGACAACGGGGGTCTAGTTCACAGGTATAGATTGGTCCTGTGTGCTTCTCTAGTACCGACCGCATAAGTCCAGTTTGAGTGCCTGCATCATCACTGTCTAGGAATCGGCTGGCTGGATCTAGCATAAAGACTCGGTCGTGGTAAATGACCCCTGCCATAGCGTTAATTGCCCATACTTCATCAATTGGCTGAGAATGGGTCTTGGCTAGGATAAACTGACTATGGGATTTGCCCATTGCCACAATAGCAATGCTTTTACCTGATAAGTTTGGAACTTTATTAATCATCTGACTTGGTACTTTACTTGTCCATTTCTATAGGAGTCTTGACCATCTTTTGCATCACCTAATTGTTTAAGTTCTGTCATGGCTCTAACATAACGTTCTTTGTATAAAGTAACCGCATCGGCATCGGATTTCATAAAATTAGCCGCTTCTATTAAAGCACCATATAAGAGCACTGAATCAAAATTATTTCCCAGCCAAGACGTCCCAGCCGTCACAATTGAAGGTGGATAGTAGAAATAATGAAGCTCTGTAGCATAACTAGCGTTTGGGGTAGGTCCAAGAATAAAGGTGTTATCGTTAAATACAGCGTAATACTGAGGTTCTCCAAAGAACGCAGCGTCTGTACTTGGGAATGACTCACGGATAAAGCTAACATCTTTATTTAGTAAGTATTTATACTCATTTACCGCATTAATCACCGCAAAACTAAAGGTAGCTAACCAATCTGTGGGGGTTGCTACGTACTTATTGCCACTAGTCATATTACCTGTAACGTTTTGGCGAAACGCAGGTAGCTGTACGGTATTAAAAACACTTTGCTCGGCAAGCTGTACAAACCTAGCAATCTGCTCGGCAGACGTAAACGACCCTACTGTCGCTGGGAAGTCATTCTCAGCAAAGCCTTTAATAGCGGACGTTAACTGCGTGTAATTCATCCCATCTTCCCGCTAGACATACGACCTTTGGTTGCTGCACCAGCACCACGCATCTCAATCTTGCCGTATTGATTTACGGGTCTACCATTACCTTTACTAATCCCATCAACAGAAATATTCATGTTAGCCATTTCTTGAGCACCCGTGGTGTCTTTAACAGTAACAGGTTTGCCGTCCATTGTATGCGGCTTAGCATAGACTTTAGCGTCTCCGACTTCCTTACCCATTACTTTTTTAGAGAATTTAGGCATTATCGACCCCTTCCAGCGGATTTACGCATCATGCCTTGGTTCTGAACTTTTGCTAAATTACGCCCAATTTTCTTCATTACCATCTGGTCTTTACCACCCATCTTTGGCTTTGCCTTCATGCCCAAGACTGTAGGACCGCTATCACCTAAGTTTTTACCTTCAGTCTTGCCTTTTTTAGCAATCCCATCTGCGCTTTTCTTAAACATTTTCAACTCCTTATGTTGTTGTTACCGTTACACTACCTACCTGACCTTCTGGTGCCAAATTGTTTGGGGTTAGACCATCATTTTGTGACCCCCCAACAGGGTTCCATCCCCATTGAAATATTCTACTACCACCTTCTGGAAAACCAACACCCTGTAGGGTAGTGTCGTTTGTTCCGTTAATCTGTAAACCGCTACTTCCAGATACTTGATAGCTTACATCGGGTCTAGGATTCCGAACAGCCTGTGGGTCATCCACTGGGTACATCCCTAACGACAATTGTGGCTGATCTGGTTCCCAACAACTAGGGCATACCAAAATATTCTTTATTTGCTGCTTAACAACTAACTTTTTAAGCTCCTTTAGCTTATACCGCTGACCGCATCGGTCACATTCGGCAATCGCAAATTTGCCACTACTAAATTTATTAGGCATAGAAGTTCGCCCTAGGAACAAACCTAGAAGCGGCTTTTTCTCTGTCCTCCGTAGAAGCCATGAGCCACTGCTCCTCGTATTCCTGTTTTAAAAAGGGTAGCCGCATTTGCCCGTCAGGTAGCTTCTGAGCCATGTAGAAAGCCAATCCTGCCACCATGCAAGGTAGTAATCTAAAAGGTATGTCCTGCTCAAAAGTGCCATTTGTGCCAGCGTCTTGGACTCTACGTAGTCTCCAATAGACAAAGGTATATGGACCACCGCCTGCGTCAGGTGTGGGCCAGACATTTACAGCAGGTAAGTTTTGAACTGTAATCACCGCAGCAGAAGTGTGTGCCGCAGCAGTCGTACCGTTTTGCCCACGGTTTACATTAATTAGATTATTGCCTGTCACATTGGAGTAGCTAATGACTTCAGAATCAATTTTAATAAAACCTGTAGTCGATAAGTAACTAGCGTTAGAAACAGGAATAGTCGTAGCTGTTGACGTAATCGTACTAGCTAGGGTTGCTGAGGACGTATTAGACTGACCAGACTGGCGGTTAAACCACATCTGAATAGGGCGTCCAGTGGTTAACTTATTAGGTATTGTTGCCCAAGTAGACTCTGAAATACGACTAATATTGATGTCAACTTGATTACTTGCAACACCATTATTCTGACGAATTACCGCATCTAAGATGTCAATAGTATCTACGGGCATTGGGTATAAGCCTTGTCCTGTAGTGAATAGAATCTGACCTTGCTCAATTGTCCAAAGGTTAATACCACGATTAGCCCATTCAATCGTCAAAAGGTTTAAAGACCTACGGGCAGTCCGCATATCGTAACCCGTACGCAATTCCGTACCACAACGCTCAAAAGCCTCTTCAATGAGGTTATTAAGGTCTAGGTTAAACGCTACGGTTCCAGAAGTACTCATATCTTCCTATATGGTTTTACTTTTGCTTTGATCCCTTTGGGCTGCGGAACAAACTGTTTCCCAGCTGCTTTTCCCGCCCGCTTTGCTCGTGTTGTTGCTGCGTACTCCTGTGAGCTTAACGCTTGTATTGCCTTCTTGGGCAAGTATCTCTCGCCCGTCTCGGACGACTTCTTGCCTGACTTGGTCTGCCAGTCTTGGTCTCCCCAAGATTTTAAAGATTGCTGGGATTTTGCCAAACCACCCCCTGCCATCTTCTTCTTTTTGCTGGCGCAATGAGCCTTCTCCGAGAACCCCTTTGGGCTGTCGCAGTTGATCGACTTTTTGCGCTTGTCCGACCATTTCACTTATAGCCTCCACCTGCTGCTTTATAACGTTTAGCCATTAACTGGGCTTTGCGAGCTGACCATTGACCAGCACCAGTTCCCTGCACCGCTGCGGCTTTGATGCTGTTAAAGATCCGCTTACGCAAACTTGGTTTTGTGTAATTGCCTGCCTCGTTTACTTTAGACTTAGCCTCACCACCTTCTTTGTATTTAGCAGTTCTAGCTGCACTAGCAAAGTCACCCTTCTTAGGAGCGCCTTTGGATCCAGCACTACGCATCTTCTCGCCTGACCCAGAAGCTATGCGTTTTTTCTTTGCGGCGATATTAGCGTAGAGACCACCACCAGCGTACATCTCCACATCTTCTGGATTATCTTTACGCTTGATAGTTCT